ACTGTTCCCTTTTGCCAAGAACCCTTGGGTTGTGGTGGATATTAACATATTTATTGCATGCATTGAACTGCTGCTCCCTTTTCTTATGATATAATATACTACACCCACGGCAACGGACTCTGCTTCCGTAGTATTTTCGACTTTATTGTTTCGCCTTTCTGTAAATGTATATGGATTATGCTTGGCGTGAAGCGTTTGTAAAAATGACTTAAAGGAGTACGCAAAGTTGTCACAATCCCAATTGCTCCTCCATTTATCGATGCTCTGGAAGTTTAGCCATTTCTTGTAGGCTGGGTAGGCTTTCTCTATCACCCAGCCTTTGTCTAAGATCGCGAAAGATCTATCTCCGACATAAAGATTGCCTGTTAACGGAGAATCTTTTTCGCCAGCGCTTACTGATAAGGCTGACTCAATTACTTCGTCCCTGCTTAATTCAAATACTTCTTTCATTTGTCTGCTTCGTCCATTTCTATGAAATATAATAACCTTAAAACTCTTTCTATCTCATTCTCTTTAAAAAGGTCAAAAGGCGAATCCATATTTAAGTCTGGATGAGGCTTGTTTATCCACTCGGCAACCTCTTCGTCTGGTATGACCTCGCAACACTCATTTATAAAGTTAACGAACTGAATCAATTCATCATTACTTATCTGCATAATTAGGTTTCATGTTATTACCCTTATTTTAGACGAATGAACTGGGTGGCCCTGAGTCGAGAGACCCGTTAACGATTCGTAAACTCTGCTTATCTTGACCTTATCAGTGCTGTTTTGAATTAAGGTAACGATCTCTTGCTTCATCGTTTCAAACTCGACGTCGACATTCTTGCCATTATTTGTCCTCTTCATTCTTCTCTTCCTTCTTTTTAATTACACTAACGCCCTTCTTTTGAACCGCCTCGTTGGCTGTCTCGTTAGCAAAATCTAACGATAAGCTAATGTCTCCTGTCTCCAAATACTTAAATACTAAACCGGCATGAAAAGAATCCCCAGCTCCAGATAAGTCTATTATATCAGATGGGTTTTCAATTGAGTGAGATTCGAAATAATGTTTAGATTCTCCCAATAACCCTGTCTCCAAGCCTGCCTTTAGGTGGGTGCATCCAAAGTCTCCAAGCGTTACTATTAACTTCTCTACCCAGTCTTCTAGGTTAATTTTATCTTTAATTGCGTCGTACTCTGGTTTGTTTATTTTGATAAACTTAACATTGGCACAATAATCTCCCAGATTTTTCTTAGTGTCTAAAAAAACCTTATCATGGTTATCGCATAAGTATTTTATATCCTCTTCCTCTAAGAACCCTTTGCCGTAGTCAGCTATGACTATAGCTTTGTATTTCGAGAGGTCGTATCCCTTCAGCCATCGGTCAGGTACTCTTGGTATATCATCATTAATATCTACTCTGAGTAATGTGTGGTTTGTTTTCATGTCCACGTACCTCTGTTTCTGACAGTCTCTCCTGTTGGTTAGGATGTCGCACTCAATCCCCAGCCCTTCTAGGTTCAGAAAAACATTACCCGCCATACCCATCCCTTCTATGTCACTTACAGGTTTGAAAACAGGTGCTGGAACGTCTGGGCAGAGCCTCGTTGCGTAGCCGTAGGTGAAAATGTCCTTGCAGCTTTCGCCGACGACTAATACTTCTGAATTTTCAGAGTTGTGGACTTTGTTATCTTCTGGTTCTTGTTTCATAATTATTCTACTCGGTTATCTTTATCTAAATGGCACCCCAAGCTGGACTCGAACCGGCAACCCTCTGCTTAGAAGGCAGATGCTCTATCCAATTGAGCTATTGGGGCAAAAAAACTGGGCCTTGCAGGATTTGAACCTGCGGCCAATCGATTATGAGTCGACTGCTCTAACCGCTGAGCTAAAGGCCCGGTTTGTGTCTACTTGTCGTTTAGCTTTTTGAGTTCGTTATGTATCTCAAAAACAACCAGCATCAACTCCGCATAAATGCGAACTACTACTGGTCCTAATATTGTCATACCAATACCCGTTAAGAGGTCTGCTGTAAATGCTGTAACCAGACCCACGATGACAGCAATAACCATACCCACATAACTTAGGGCCTTTAGGATTCCCGGGGTTACCATAGTCTTGTAATCTAAGAACTCTTTCATAATGTTTATTTTGTTTTGTTGATTATAGAATACGATTCTATAAAATTTGTTTTAAAAGAATAGGCTTCCCGCACTAGACTGACGTTCTTGGGGTGGAGTTTGTTCTTCCCCCGAAGTTAGCCAACTGCTACTTTGTATTTTATCTCCTAAGCCGTATATAGGCTCAATCCCTAAATCTAGACAGAGTTTGTGTTCTGGTTTTTCAGCGTCGATGGTTCTATCTCCTCCGTTGCAGAACGCTATCTTATCATATCTATCTTTGAAAATGCCGTTAATCCACTCTAAGGTTTTACAAACAGTATCGTCATCGTCAATAGATAGAAGAGCCATTGTAACCGGCTTAAAGGCTTGTATTATTGTTAATCTCTCCCGCCAGTTCATAAACGCCTTACCTTTTTTACGTTCTAGGAACTTATCGTCATTGACTATTACGAACAAATGATCAGCCATTCTCTTGGCCTTCTCAAAGCATTCTAAATGCCCAACATGAACGGGATCGAATCCGCCGCTAACTATTGCTAATTTCATCACTCAAAATACCAATGCTCCTCTTTACTCCTGCCCGAAACAGCGTCAAGGAGACTCTCTCTTACTATGTAATTAACGGGGCCACCTGTTATGTACTGTTTCACTTCTTTAATAGACTCAAATTTGTCACTTGATATTTGACCTAATATTTCTACCATTAGAAAAGGAGGAGACTTTGCCAGAACCTCCGAGCTTAGTCTAGCTAAAACGTATAGTTTCGGGTTCCTTTCTTGGTATTCCCTTTTGGGTATTTTAAGCTCTGTCTCTCTCCCTAAACCGCTGTAGAATGTTGAGGTCTTAACTTCCGCTCCGTTCTTGAAGTCTACGCCGTCGTCTCTTACCGAGTATATCTTCCTGTCGATATCTTCGCCTATAAGCTTTCCATAGGCATACTCACCAATAACCCCAGCTATATGTGGCAGATGCCTTTGGGTTACATCGTAGCCGTAGAGGTTAATATCTTTGTTTTCTCTATATTTTTTAAAGAGTCCATGATTGCTTACGTTTCTAAATGATATGTCTTTAGCTTCATGTCTACTTTTGCCGACTTGAACTAAGTCTTTTATCTGGCTGTCATTAAGTCTAATAGCCTTCATTACGTTCTATTTTTAGCGGACTACTCTATAGCTATCCTCGTCTTTATGATGGGTGCTTATTTCTACAAATTTAACAATAGCATCTCCAGCTATCAGCTTGTGAGGGATAAACCTGTTTAAAGAAAATGATTCTCCTTCTTCTATGTAATTCTCTGTAACTTCGGTTGTTTGTGTATTGACCGTATTTACTTGCAGGCAACCTTCTAAGATGTAAAAAGTCTCATGTTTTAAGGCATGAAAATGTAAGGAGGTAGAATTCCCGGGGAATATCTCTAGGATCTTCCCGCAATAGTTCTCCTTTTCATTGTTGGCCATCCATATCTCTCGTCCCCAAGTCTTTTGGACTATCTTCACGTTCTCTTTTGCGGTTACCATTGCATTTATCACACAGAAGAACCAAGTTACCCCCTTGGGGCAACCAAGTCAAGACAATTTCGTCAAAGGGCTCCTCGCAGTTAAAGCATTCAGACATTAGATCTCTGTAAGGCGTACCCTCTCTTGCTATTATTCTCTATTTCCAAAACTTGAAATTAGATCTTGCTGCTCCGTAAGTATCCTATGCCCCTTCCTGACGAAGGCTAGGTCTAATTGCACAGCAAAATAATTATAATCTCCCTTTCGAATTATGTGTTGATCAACTATTTCTAGCGGAGCATATCCTATTTCCTCTAAGTAACTAATGTGCTCGAAAAAATTAGGAGCATTTTCATTGTATGCTCCTACAAAGGGCACCTCCATTATAATTATTTCATTATTTCTAATAGTTTCTTTCCCCCCTTTTAGTATCGGTAGTTCTGCACCCTGTGTATCTATTTTAATTAATTCTGGCCCTGAAGAAAAATGCCCACGAAACTCAATATCTAAGGTCGTCGTTTTCCGTTTACGGAGAGCACAATTCCTAAAATACCCCGTCATTTCTTTGTACATGGAATCTCCTGTATTTCTCATTTCATACCAGTCACGCATTTGCTCGCACTCGTCCAATAAGACGTTTCTGTACGAGAACTGCTGTTGGTCGTCAAATTTTTTTAATTCTATATAATCAATCGGTTCGACCATCGTCACGTTAGAGTTCCCAAAGACGTTATGAGCCATTTCGGCCCAATGGCCGTGATGTGCTCCAATATCCAAAATATTTGTAGGATGAAATCCCAGACTTTTTAGTTTTTTTAGAAATTTAAGCATTTAATATATGTCGTTGATATCATGCTTTTGTTTGTTTTTGTCATTGATGATTCGCTACCATTTATGTATTATGTTAGCTACTATAAAGAAACAGGTGATTACGTTTGTTAGGATTATAAATGTTCTAAAGAAAAGGCTCGTTTGAGCCTGCCTCAAGGAAAGAATGGGAATGTCTGGCTGATCTTCGTCGGTTTTACCTATCCGGTGGTCAACAGTGCGACACCAAATCAGCCATAGATTTCGTAACGGCTTCATTGTTCTCTCTCTAGGTCAGTTATGTATCTATTTAAATCGCAGACCTCTTGAAGTAAGTCCATGCTTATCTCACGCCAATACTTGCCAGCGTCTCTCAGGGCTTCATTTTGATCTCTTAACTCCTCTAGATACTGCTGCGCCTTGTCTATGTGAGGACAGGTGAGACCCGGAATAGGGGGGCACTCTTGATATAGCTCTTTATACTTCCTTGTTGGGAAGCTTCTTTTTGGCAGTTTTCCGAGCTTTGTCATACTTTTTTAAGTGCCTCTTTACTGGCTCAGTTTCTTCACATTTTGGGGTTACTGTCTGTTTTGCCGCCCAATTACTAAAACGAAAAAAAACATTTTGAAGAAAATTAAATATTTTATACTTAAGGGTTTTCTGGAAGGAGTCTCTTATATTCTTTTCGGCTTCCCACTTTTTCTTCGCTTCTTCTTTTTCTTTAGCGGTTCTGAAGACCTCAAACTTAACTAAAAGTTTTGTATCTAAAACCCCTCTAACAAAAGTAAAGGTAAATTCAACCCAGTAAGAGTCTCCCTTGCGGTTTTCGAAATTATCATAAAAAGTAACCGAGCCGGTATGGGGGCTAAAATCCCATTTCTTTCCCCCTTTGGAGGCTGGCTTGAATGTATGGGGAAGATGCTTGTCGCTCTTATAAAGCTTCTGTCTATAAACTTTGTATACGCAAAGAGAGTTCTCTAAGCACTTGGTTTGGTAGTCGTCATCTTTGATTAGCCTCTCCTGCTGTTTTGTCAGGAGGCCTTTGAGGTAAGACTTCGGTACGATTATGTCATCGAACATCCCCATTACTCGTCTAATCTTCTAATTTTGTAACCAGACGTCTCTACATCTACAGGATTAAAGAAGTCCAAATCTTCTTTCTCAATGTATTTAGATAAAAGCTTAGTTGGGTCTTTGGGGTTCTCGCTATTTAGTTCGTCTTCCATGGCTTGGATATCTACACCCTCCTCAAGTTTGACACCCATTACCACGCCATTCTTACTATTCCAGCTTATAATTACCTTATTCTTCATAGGTTTAATATTTGACGAATGAACTACTGACAAGCTTCACATGATTCTGGGTTAGCTATTGAGCAGGCTATAGCCTCCTCCTCTGTGTATTCACTCTTTTGGGTTGACTTCTCAACTTTTGAGGCTCCTCGATTCCTGAGATAATAGGTTGTTTTTAAGCCAGCCTCCCAAGCCGCCATATAAATATCATTCAAGTATTTGAGACTCGTCTCTTTGTTGTATAGGTTAAAAGATATCCCTTGGTCTATCCACTTCTGCCTAGCTGCGTTACATTTAATTAGTTTAAACATATCCCTATCAAAAGCTGTCTTATATTTATCTTGATAGATTTTAGGTATGTTTAGAAGCATTACGTCACCATCGACATCCTTAACGGCTTCTGCTAATTGGGCGCTCCAAAGCCCAGCCTTCTTCATGTCTGAGACAAATTGCTCATTAGTTATATAAAAGTTCCCGCTCTTACATTCGTAAACGAAGAGGACAGAAAAATTAGGCTCTATACTCTGCTCAACTCCGTTAATATAACCGATAGTAGCAGTGGGAGCAATTGCCATAGTGTTGCTATTTCGCATTCCATATCTTGTGATGTGTTCTCTTAAATCTTTCCAGTCTATATTTTCGCTTGGCTTAGCTCTGCTTTTGGACTTTCTGTACCTCATTAAGTTGTTGTACGTGTCCATAGGCAATATGCCTTGATCCCATAAAGAGCCAGCGTAGGTTTTATAGCTACCTCTTTCCTTCGCCAAAGAGCTGCTAGCATAGATAGCGTTATATGAGAAAAACTCTGTCAACCCGTCTACAAACACGGCAGCCTCATCAGAATCATATTGTATGTCTAAGAGTTGGAGTATGTCGTGAGTAGCCATCATGCCTAGACCAACGGGGCGGTGTTGCATGTTTGAGTTTTCCGCTTCTTTAGTTGGGTAAAAGTTAAGATCTATTACATTGTCCAACAGTCTCACCGCTGTCCTTATAGAAGAGGATAGGAGTCTCTTGTTTAGTCTCGCTTTATTCTTAGAATCGTACTCTATGTGGTTCTTAAGGTTGATGGACCCAAGATTGCAAACAGCAGTTTCCCCAATCCCCGTCTTTACTCCGTTGTCGTATGTCGAAGGCTTTGTATGAAGCATTATTTCTGTACAAAGATTTGAGCTATGCACTACCCCTACATGCTGGTTACTGTACCGAATATTTGAAGGGTCTTTGAATGTGACCCAAGGGTGAGACGTTTCGAAAAGAACTTTCAGAATCTTCTTCCATAAGTCTTTAGCTTTGATTTTTCGAAAATTCTTCAGTTGCCCATCTTCCGCCTTTAGGCAAAGGTTTTTATAAATACTGTTAAATTCTTCTCCGTAAGTTTCGTGCAAGTCTCTGCAATCAGTAGGGCAAAACATATACCAGTCCCCGTCCTTTTGAACCCTTTGCATAAACAGGTCCGGAATCCATGAAGCAGTATTCATGTCATGGCAACGTAGCCTTTCGTCACCCGTGTTCCTTCGAAGATTTAAGAAGTCTTCAAAATCTAAGTGCCAAGGCTCCAGATAAGCGCACCCAGCTCCCGGCCTTTTACCCCCTTGGTTTACTGCGACGAGTGTATCGTTGAAGATTTTGAGCCATGGGACAAGGCCTCCAGAAATCCCATTTGTGCCTTTTATGAAAGCGCCAGAAGCCCTAAAATTAGAAACATCAAAACCCAACCCTCCAGCAAACTTACTCTTCCGAGCTTCTTGCCAGACTCCTTCGAAAATTCCGTCAATACTGTCATCGAATGTGTTTAGATAGCATGAGCTTAGTTGAGAATGGACGCCTCCACTATTAAATAATGTAGGAGTAGATGGGGTGTATAGCATATTGCTAAACAGATTATAAAACTCAATTGCTCGTTCTTCTTTTTTGTCTTCATTTAAAGCTAAGCCCATCGCGACCCTCATCCAAAAAGCCTGTGGGGTTTCTAATATCTTATCATCGACTCGAAGAAAATATCTATCTATTAAAATTTGTACCCCTAAGTAATTAAAAAGATCATCTCTTTCTGGTACCAAGCAGTCGGATAAAGCTTTAAGGTCGTATTCTAAAAGCCGCTCCGAAAGACGGTCTGAATTAATAAGCTTTTTAACGTTTTGAACAAAAGTCTTTTTATACTGTAGCTCAAACGTGTCGGAATCTACAGATTCTTTGAAAACCTCTTTGTACAAACAGTTAACGGCTAGTCTTGAAGCTACCCTACTGTATTCTGGGTCTTTTTCTATTTTCGATCTAGCCGAAAGTATTAAAGAGTCATCTATTTCTCTCGTTGTAATCTTATCGTAAAGCTGTAACTCGGCGTCTAACAGTATTTCGCTTGCGGAAACACTATTGAGGCCGTCACACGCTCTGGTGACGCATTTGTTTACTTTGTTGGCGCTGAAGTTCTCTAATCTTTGATTCCTCTTTTTGACTTTTAGCTTATTAGTATCCATCTCTATATCTATTCTACAGTTAATTTAGTGTTATGTGCCGAAAAAAATAGCATGGAGCTTTATGACTCCATGCTAATACGATAATATTGTTTTAGTCTATCAATTTATTTTGACCTGCAAAGGCTTTGAGTCCTCAAGCTTCTCGACCTTAATTGAAAGAAGCCCGTCTTTAAGTTCTGCGGAAATCTTAGAGGGGTCAGAATTTTCTGGCATCAAAAACCTTTCTGATACGTTCTTTTTACTGCCTCTTACCTCCTTGAATCCTTTAATGATTAGATATTTACCAGATAGGTTCTTTGAGGGCTGCACTTCCATAGTGATATCTGCTTTAGCGAAACCGGCTAGCTCTAATTCTAGGTTATACTCTTCCTCGTCATCTGAGAAACAGTTTATTCTTCTTGGCTCGGCGTCAAATAAAGATGCCCAAGCTGGGAACAATCTAACCGCTTCGCTTGTAAGGTTCTGAATAGAACCCTCTACTCCATAATACTCTTTTTCGTATTTTGTCATACAGGTGCTATTGTAGCAAACATTGCGCCAAGTGTAATTCTCGTTTTTAAAGGTATTATACGCATTTTTTAAGAAAGGTGTGACGTTAAGTGTGACACTATTTAAGCAAAGTGTGACACTAGGTGTGACATTAATTCTCTATTTTTCCGTAACGAAAAATACCTGAGTTAATCTGCAATCCTCCTTCGTAGATCCGAAATAGCCCGTTGACTTATGTAAATCGCTAGGATTATAAATTACCGCGCTATTATAAATGTTTTCGAACTCATGCTTTATATCGTAGCGGGAAACGTCGCCTGAGACTGTCTCTATATGTGTACCGTTATCGAAATGTAGTGATTCAATAGTTTCGCCTTCTTTGGGCTGGTACAGCGTCGTTCCACTGTTGGCCGGGGGGTTTGGGGATAAGTACACTACTCCGACCTGAGTAAAGCCTTGGGTCATAATATCTTGGTGAACCCAGCTATCTCCATCTTCAACCCTACAAAATTGGTAAAAAGTTTCGAAGTGAACGGACTTCTCGTCTGGCCACTCCATTACTTTATAAAAAGACTTCCAAAAGACTTTGAAGGCCTCATCGTCTATCATTGATAGATATTCAGTTCGCAATCCGGGCCAATTTCCATTTGTTGGGTGGCTTTCATTATTCCAAACTTGATGCTTGAGGGCTTTTTCCCTCACCAGATCTGGGTCTGCAAAAAAGTTATTTATTTGTTTCATCTTTTGTTTTTGATTCTTGAAATTAGCTCAAATATTTTAGTTTTGTTTATATCGTTTACACTATTCAGCTCTTCTGCGTCAGGATAGCCCTCTGATACTAGCCTCTTCTTTAAAGTTTCGAATGTAACGCCTTTGGATTTCATGGCCGCTGAAAGTATTTGGGCGGGGTCATTGGAGGAATTAGATGAATCGGAATCCCCGTTTGATGTGAATGGATTCATTGTAGAATTCTTTGACATCTCATCAGCGGAAACAATGTTAATTCTTAGGAAATTTCTAACGCTTCTGCAAAAAGCCCTATTCTCCGCCATCTCAGCCAGATAAAGCTGACCGAAGTCCTTTGTGTTGTGGAGTGTCGTGCTAGCTAAAGACTCAAAGGATACCACTCTCCCTTCGGTCTCGAAATTAGGGATCCACTCTATCCTGCATGAAGCACAAACGTAATCTTCTCTAGCTTCGTATATTTTGTAGTCTACTTTCGTGTAGCCACGTTTTTGAGATAGGTCTTTTAATCCTCCTAGAAGGATAATTAAATCCCTGTCTTTAAGCTTGGACGTATCTGACTCTTTAGTCCGGTCTTTGTTGGAGACTAAGAACTCTGACTTAACCATCTTCCTCCAGTCTATTAGACCGTTATCTTCGAATGTGTAGTCGAGGCCTTCGATCAAGCCGTCGCTATCTCTTTTTACGGTCCGTGCTGATGGTTTCTTCTTCGCTGCTGTCATGTTTTTTAGTCTATCTCGATAGGGCTACAAAGTCAAGAAGTTTTTTTAAGTATCCTGACATGATCTAAGTCTTTGAAAAAGATAGGGTTATCTGGTATTTGATAAACGTCAGAGGGATCCATTCTCGGCGCTGGCTCTCCGTTTTCCAGAGCTGCTTGACTTGGGAAATACTTAGTTTTGTGAATAGTGTACTTGTTGGTTTGATAAAAAAGCTTTTTAATGCTCTCTCCTTCTAGCTGTTTAACCTCATCTATCCTGTCGATCTTAACCTTTGTCACTATCGGGTAGTCTAAAAACCTAAATTTGATTTTTTCATACTCTTCGTCGCTAGCGTGTGTCGCAAGCGTACATTTTAAACCTTCGGAAATGACTTCGTCATAGAAAGATGGCCTTGAGCTATCGTCTATTATGTAAACTATTGTGTCAATTCTCTTTTTGTTTTTTATTAAGATATTTATATCAATAGGTTTATCAAGCATTAGAGTATACCTACCATCGATTGAAAGTTGAGCGTCTATATTTTTGGGTGGAGTGTTTGTGTTTTTTATATCTGCCCTTATATAAGTTGTCTGACCCTCCATGTTGGATATTTTAACAACCTCCTCTGGGACGGTCTCGACTAGCCCTACATGAAAGTATCTACCGGTATATAGTGTTTCGTATTCGTAGTTAAAGTCTAAACCTAAAAGGTTACAGACAGACTTGGTGATACCCTCTGGGGTTATTGTGTTTATAGTCTTAGGTTCTTCATTTGCCGCGTAAGTTGGTTTGTCTCCACCTTTGTCA